AAACAATAAAGCACCTGACTGCAATCAGGCACTTAGAAAATTATTCAAGAAAATTATATCACAGAAAAGGAGGAATAGCTAGTGGCGATAGAAGAATTAGGAGAAAAATGGAAAAGTGATTTATTTGAAGAACTCGTTCAGTTAGCCATCGAAGCAACGAAAGAAGCTGATAGAAGACTTTCTAAAAAAATCAATATGGTCTCTATTAATGTTGTTATGGATGCCACTGGATGGGGAAGAAAAAGAGTTGAGACTTTTCGAGATCAAGGAAAATTCAGTTATCAACAAAACACAAAAGGTGGCAAATACTTGTATGACTTAGATGATGTATTAAGATTTCAACGTCAACTTATGAAATAGGAGTTTTAACATGAGCCTATTAAACAAAATAAAATTATATTTTTCAGGAATTATCGAGGAAGTAAATCTCGATTGGAAGAAAGTCGCTCTGGAAATCAATCAACAATTGATTGAACTGCAAATGAAATACCAGGATGCAATTCAACGTATTGCAGATCTTGAAAAACGATTAGCAATCTATGAAGAAAAGGAGAAAACAAAATGCTAGAATACCTATATTTAATAACTATCACACTTGTATGCCTTTGGGCGCTAGTAAATGAACTGGATAGTCATGCTAAGTCTCAAAAGGAAAATAAACAATTAATCGCTAGTAATATTGCTCGTATGAATCTGAGGAATTCAGATAAGCAATTTACATATGACGTAGATCCACCAATAGGACTGAAGTAAGGAGAAAAATATGAGTGTAAGTCGCAATATGACCGAAATGGAAATTCGTGTGTTAAATATGATTCTTAATTGCGCTACGTTCGACCTTCCAATTCAAGCAAGTGAAATACGTTTAGAAACTGGACTCTCAAAACGTAAGTTAGAAGAAGTCATTGAAAGTCTTCGAGTTAATTTTAGACACCCTATTGTAGCTAAGAAGACGAAACCGAACGGGTATTACTTACCACAAAGCGAGGAGGAGCGACAAGCTGGTCTAGCTCCTTACCGTAGACAAATCTTAACCGAGCAAAAGAATCTTGCTGCTGTCATGAATATTGACTTAGAAAGCTACTGGAGGAAGAGTGTATGAGTGAAGATTTTAGAATATTACCTCATGATCTAGTTGCAGAGCAGTCGGTTCTGGGTGCTGTATTTATCTCACCTGAATCTATTATCTATCTAGCTGACGAATTAACTCCTGACGATTTTTACAAGCCTGCCAACAAGATTGTATTTAAAACTATGTTGTCATTGCTTGAAAAAGGTGAGCCAATCGATGCTACGACTATGGTGTCTGCTCTTACCAATCAAGGTGACATCTCAAATATCGGTGGTATAAACTACGTTGTCGAGTTGGTAAATTCAACACCAACTTCAAAAAATGTGGAGCATTACGCAAAATTAGTAAAAGAGAAGGCAACTCTTCGGAAAGTCATCGCTGACTTGTCTGATTCATTATCTAGTGCCTACCAAGGTGATGTATCGATTGGTGACATCATTGCTAAAACTGAAAAATCCTTACTCAATATCAGTAATCAAAATGCAGGTACTGGATTTCGTAATGTGGCTGAAATCCTAGACACACATATGCAAATAGTTGAGACTCGATCGCAGACAGATGGATTTGTGACAGGGATTTCTACAGGTTTCATAGGATTAGATAAGATTACAACAGGTCTTCATGAGGATAATCTTATCATTCTTGCTGCACGTCCTGCTATGGGTAAGACTGCATTAGCGTTGAATATAGCAAAGCATGTAGCTGTTAAAGAAAATAAACCAACTGTTATTTTTTCACTCGAAATGGGAGCAGAAGACTTAATTGAACGTATGGTGGCATCAGAGGGAATGGTTCCAGCTTATCATCTAAAAACAGGTAACCTAAGCACAGACGAGTGGAGAAGACTTGTGCACGCTCAGAGTAATCTCTATGATGCTCCTATATTTGTAGATGATACGGCAGGTATTCGTATTTCAGAAATTCGCTCAAAAGCTCGAAAACTTTCTCAAGAAATAGGTGGGCTTGGTGTCATTATCATTGACTACTTGCAGTTAATTACTGGATCAAAAGGAGAAAATCGTCAGCAGATAGTTTCTGAAATATCAAGGGAATTGAAGATACTTGCAAAAGATTTAAAAGTACCAGTCATTGCTTTATCTCAATTAAGTCGTGCAGTTGAACAGAGACAAGATAAACGGCCAATGCTAGCAGATTTACGAGAGTCTGGCTCGATTGAGCAAGATGCTGATATCGTAGCATTCTTGTATCGTGAGGCCTACTATCAGAAGGAACAGGCAGACAGTCAAGAAGCGAATAACGTAACCGAGCTGATCCTGGAAAAGAATCGGCATGGCAGTTTAGGCACAGTGAAGTTGTATTTTCACAAAGAGTACACAAAATTTTCAAGTGTGGAGGATATATAACAATGATTAAGAAAAGCGAAGTCACTGGCTTCTTATCGTTTTTCAAATTTCCAAAGCCATTTATCTATGATGAGAAATATAAGACATTGAGCAATAACGCTAAAATGCTCTATATGCTTCTGTTTGATAGGTTAGAACTATCTTTAAAAAATGGCTGGCATGATAAAGAAGGGAACGTCTTCCAGTATTACACAAATGAACAGTTAATGATTGACTTAAATTGCAATAGCAACAAGACGATTATCAAAATCAAAAAGGAATTGAAAGATGCTGGTCTAATGAAGGAAGTCAGACAAGGGATGAACTTACCAAACCGCATTTATCTTGATGTTCTTAACGGAAGTGTAGAAAGTACATTTCAGGAAGTGCAAGAAGTACACCTTGGAAGTGTAGAAAATACACTTTCGGAAGTGCAAAAAGTACACACAATCAAGACTGAGAATACTAAGACTGAGAATAACAATAATAAATTGTTGATTTGTAAAGAAGTTATTTCTTATCTAAATTTGAAAGCTAAGAAGAATTTTAAGGTTGACACTGCTAGTCATCAAAAATTTATCAAGGCAAGGCTAAAAGAGGGTTATGTCCTTGAAGATAAAGGAGTATCACGTTATGTCTTGAGTAAGGATTTGTCTAAAGAGAATCTTATAGCTTTTGAGAAAAAACTAAATAAGGTGCCTACACCATCTCATACCTTAGCGGAGAAGAAAAGCACAATAGCTCCTAGAGATCAGGAATTCTATGATAAGGCTTATAGTTTGTTGGAGCAAACGCATAGGAACTTACTTGAAAATAAGGGACGGCTATCTGACTTCAAGACTTTGGATCAGTTGTTAGAAAGATTAAATGATGAGCATGTTAATAAGATAGCTTTTGTAGATGATTTGCTTAAATTTATTGCACCGATTAGTCATCCAGAACGTCTTGGTAAGCCAAACTCAGAAATCGAGTATAGTGACTATGAAGTTCGTGTAGCCCAGCTAGCGGATAAGTACACAACATCGGATGGTTATATCTTTGATGCTCATGATATTATCAGTGACGAGGGAGATGCTTATGTAACGCCACATATGGGTCATAGTCATTGGATCGGTAAGGATAGTTTGTCCGAAGCTGAGAGGGCAACTGCTCAGGCGTATGCCAAAGAGAAGAGATTGACGCCTCCTTCGACAGATAATCAGAACTCAACAAAATCGGAAGCAAAAGGGGCAGAAGCTATCTATAATCGGGTAAAAGCTGAGAAGAAGGTACCGCTAGATCGCATGCCTTACAATCTACAATATGCAGTTGATGTAAAAAATGGTAACTTGATTATCCCTCACTTTGATCATTACCATAATATCAAGTTTGAATGGTTTGATGAAGGACTTTACGAAGCTCCTAAGGGATATGCGCTCGAAGATCTTTTTGCGACTGTGAAGTACTATGTCGAGCATCCAAGCGAGCGTCCGCATTCAGATAGTGGTTGGGGAAATGCAAGTGACCATGTTCTAAGAAACCAAAATGGACAACATGACCATTCGAATAATGTAAAACCAAATGAGGAGAAACCTCAGACAGAAAAAACTGAAGATGAAAAAACTCTTGAGGAGAAGCCGCAAATGGAAAAGCCAGAGGATACTAATCCAGCTGATGAACCAGAAGAATCTCCAGAGGAAGAACCACAGATTGAAACTGAAAAGGTAGAAGCTAAACTACAAGAAGCAGAAGAGTTATTAAAGAATGTGACAGATGCAGGAGTGAAATCCAATGCTAGCGAAACCTTGGCTGGTTTACGAAATAATCTAACACTAGGTACTATGGATAACAATGGTATTATGGCTCAGGCTGAAAATCTTTTAGTCTTGCTAAAAAATAGTAAGCCTATAACAAACGAAAAGAATTAAAAGTCAAATGATAAAGATGACTAGTGAGAACTGATAATGAAATCAAGTTCTCACTTTTTTCATGAAAATCCATAAAAAATATTGACATTTTAAGTTTTTAGGAGTAAACTATTTACTAGTTAATTAAATGGTTAAATACTAGTTAAGGAGTTGTTATGAAAAAAAGAAGTATTCTATGGGTCATGATTACCTTCTTTGTTCTCGTTTTAGGAGCATGTGGACAAAAGGCTAATCAAGATAATCGTAATGAAACTAAGGGAATGAAGATTGTGACTAGTTTTTACCCTGTCTATGCTATGGTTAAAGAAATTTCGGGTGACCTAAATGATGTTCGGATGATTCAGTCGAGTTCAGGTATCCATTCCTTTGAACCTTCGGCAAATGATATTGCAGCCATCTATGATGCCGATGTTTTCGTTTATCATTCTCATACTTTGGAGTCATGGGCGGGAAGTTTAGATCCAAGCCTGCAAAAGTCTAAGGTAAAGGTCTTAGAAGCATCAGAAGGTATGACCTTGGAGCGCGTGCCTGGATTAG